TATTACCTTCGATGAGGTCAATGCAGTTCGCAGGTAAACCAATTGAAATTTCACCTAACAGAATTTACAATTGTGCCTTTGCACCGATTGATGATTGGAGAGTATTCTCTGAAATCATGTTCCTACTTTTGGGTGGAACAGGTGTAGGTTATTCAGTTCAGAAACATCACGTTGATGTTTTACCTGAAATTAGAAAACCAAATAAAGAAAGAGGAAGAAGATGGTTGGTTGCTGACTCAATCGAAGGATGGGCTGACGCTGTTAAAGTGTTGGTTAAATCATATTTCTTCGGTGGTTCAAAAATTGAATTTGATTTTTCAGACATCAGACCTAAAGGAGCAAGATTAGTTACTTCAGGAGGTAAAGCACCTGGTGCCCAACCACTTAAAGAATGTCTTATCAAATTGGAAGGTATTCTTGATTCTAAAGAAAATGGCGACAAACTAAGACCAATTGAAGTTCATGATATCGTTTGTCATATTGCAGATGCAGTATTGGCTGGTGGTATCAGAAGAGCGGCACTTATCTCATTATTCTCAGCAACCGACGAAGAAATGATTGGTTGTAAGAGTGGAGCATGGTGGGAAACAAATCCACAAAGAGGTAGAGCTAATAACTCTGCAGTTTTGATGAGACACAAAATCACCAAAGATTACTTCATGGATTTATGGAAGAGAATTGAAGCGAGTGGAGCGGGTGAACCTGGTATCTACTTATCAAACGATAAAGACTGGGGAACAAACCCTTGTTGTGAAATTGCGTTAAGACCATTCCAATTCTGTAACCTTACAGAGGTTAACGTATCTAACGTTGCATCTCAAGAAGATTATGAAGATAGAGTTAGAGCAGCTTCTTTCATCGGAACATTACAAGCGGGATACACAGACTTCCACTACTTAAGACCAATTTGGCAAAGAACAACTGAAAAAGATGCGTTAATTGGAATTTCAATGACAGGTATCGGTTCAGGTGCGGTGTTAGGTTTGAATATGAAATCTGCTGCTAAAGTAGTTAAAGAAGAAAACAAAAGAGTTGCTGAGTTAATAAAAATTAATCCTTCGGCAAGAACAACAACTGTTAAACCTGCGGGAACAACATCTTTAACATTAGGAACATCTTCAGGTATTCACGCTTGGCACAATGATTATTATATCAGAAGAGTTAGAGTTGGTAAGAATGAAGCGATTTATTCACACTTGAAGACCAATCATCCTGAATTAGTTGAAGATGAATACTTTAGACCACACGACACAGCGGTTATTGGAATTCCACAAAAAGCACCTGAGGGGTCAATCTTAAGAAACGAATCACCAATTCAATTATTGGAGAGAGTGAAGAAAGTTCAACAAGAGTGGATTAAACCAGGACATAGAAATGGAAACAATGCTCACAACGTATCGGCAACCATCTCAATCAGAGAACATGAGTGGCCAGCAGTTGGTGAGTGGATGTGGGATAACAAAGAAGCATATAATGGATTATCAGTTCTTCCTTATGACGGAGGAACGTATATTCAAGCACCATTTGAAGACTGCACCAAAGAAAAGTATGAAGAATTAATGGAAACACTTAAAGATGTTGATTTATCCAAAATTATTGAAATGGATGATGATACTGATTTGAGAGGTGAAGCAGCTTGTGCTGGAGGAGCATGTGAAATTACATTAGTATAAAATGGAATCACAAAATATAAAAAGGGAGAAGCCAAAACTTCTCCCTTCTCATTTTTATGAAGAAAATGGTAGAACGGTATTCACTGAGGAATATCATGTAGAGAGAGGATATTGTTGTGGGAATGGTTGCAGACATTGTCCGTTTGAACCTAAGGCTCAAAAAGGAAATATCTATTTAAGAAAAAAATAATCCAAGTATATTTATCTCATATGGCAGATGGAGTTACATATGGTATAAATTTCCCATTTCAGGATTCAACACGAGGTGATTATTTACAACTAACCGAGTTTCAAAGACAAGAGGTTAGAGCGGATTTAATTCATCTATTGTTGACAAGAAAAGGTTCAAGATATTATCTTCCTGATTTTGGGACAAGACTTTACGAATATGTCTTTGAACCTTTTGATGGATTAACATTCAGTGCGATTGAAGCGGACATCAGAGATTCAATCCAAAGATATATGCCAAACCTGTTAGTTAATAAAATAACTATCGAACCTGCAGATGTTGCAAATGAAACAGACACTCAAGCAAATACAACAAGTGTTGGTGATGCTAAAATGTATGACATATATAGATTACCTGGTAAAGGGACTGCGGACTACACTGCAAAAATTAAAATAGATTACGCAACAAACTCACAAACATTTAGTGAGAGTGATTTTATAATTATCAATATTTAAGATAGATGGCAAATCGTAAAATATCATATACTACAAGAGATTATCAAGGTGTAAGAGCTGAACTTATCAATTATGTTAGAACGTATTATCCTGAATTAATTCAAGATTTTAACGATGCATCTGTATTCTCAGTATTCTTGGACTTAAACGCTGCAATTTCAGATAACTTAAATTATCAAATTGATAGAAGTATACAGGAAACTGTTCTTCAATATGCACAACAAAAGTCTTCAATTTATAACATTGCCAGAACATATGGTTTAAAGATACCAGGTCAAAGACCATCAGTTGCTTTAGTAGATTTTTCAATAACAGTTCCAGCATTTGGTGATAAAGAAGATGAAAGATATTTGGGAACTTTATTAAGAGGTTCACAAGTTGTTGGTGCGGGCATTGTTTTTGAAAACGTAAATGACATTGATTTTACATCACCATATAACTCAGAAGGGTTTCCTAATAGATTAAAAATACCTAACTTCAACGCTAACGGTGTTCTTGTAAATTATACAATAACTAAAAGAGAAGTTGTTGTTAACGGTATTACCAAAGTATTCAAGAGAGTTATCACACCTAACGATGTTAAGCCATTCTTTGAATTGTTTTTACCTGAGAAAAATGTTTTGGGTATAACAAGTGTTCTTCTAAAGAACGGAACACAATATACTAACATTCCAACTACTGCTGAATTTATTGGAATAGAAAACAGATGGTATGAAGTTGATGCTTTAGCAGAGGACAGAGTATTCATCGAAGACCCAACTAAAGTTTCTGACCAACCTGGTATTAAAGTTGGTAGATATATTCAAACACAAAACAGATTCATTACAGAATTTACACCTGAAGGTTTCAAAAAAATGACTTTTGGTGGTGGAACAAATACCGCTCAAGACGCCTTAGACCAATTCACTACAGTTGGTGCAACATTAGACCTTCAAAAATATTCAAACAACTTATCTTTAGGTTCAGCATTAACACCAAACTCAACATTGTTTGTTCAATACAGAGTTGGTGGTGGTTTGGCAACTAACTTGGGAACTAATATTATCAATCAGGTAGGAACCGTAAACTTCTTTGTTAATGGTCCTTCGGAGTCAACCAACTCAGCTGTTGTTAACTCATTAAGATGTAACAACGTTACTGCTGCAATTGGTGGGGCTGGTGTTCCTTCACTTGAAGAGATTAGAAATTATGTATCATTCAACTTCGCAGCACAAAAAAGAGCTGTTACAGTTCAAGATTATGAATCAATCTTGAGAAATATGCCATCACAATACGGAGCACCTGCAAAAGTATCAATCACAGAAAATGATAATAAAATTTTGATTCAAATATTATCTTATGATACTTCAGGAAAACTTACAAGTATTGTTTCTAACACTTTGAGACAAAATATTGCAAATTATCTTTCTAACTATAGAATGATGAACGATTATATTTCAATATTAAGTGCTGAAGTTATAGACTTGAGTGTTGATGTCTCCATTGTTTTAGATTCTGCTCAGAATTCAGGTCAGGTTATATCTGATGTAATTGATAAAGTTTCATCTTACTTCAATCCCCAAACAAGACAACTTGGTCAGAATGTGTATCTATCAGAACTTAAGAGTATCATACAAGATTCTAATGGAGTATTGACAGTTACAAGTGTTGATGTATTCAATGAGGTGGGAGGACAATACTCATCCGCTGAAACATCTATGGAATATTCAAACGCTGAAACAAAGGCTATTGGACCAGTTGACGACACTATTTTCGCTCAACCAAATCAGGTGTATCAAATCAGGTATCCAAATAAAGACATTAGAGTATCAGTTAAGAATTTCCAAACAGTTACATTCTCTTAACAAGTTTATTTATTTCATTATTGAGTTATAATTTAAATGTGTGTTCCCAAAAAAATTCACATTAACTATTTATAACTAAACATCTCAATGGGTCAATCGTATAGGATTAGGACCGAACTCGGTGTTAACAAGACGATAAACGTTCAAATAGACCAAGAGTTCGAATTTCTCGAGATTTTGTCTCTCAAGTTACAACAGGAGGACATTTATGTCAGAGCTTGCTCTGATTATGGTGTTCTTGTTGGAAGAGTCACCGCTAATAATGGGTTAGGTGTTCCTAATGCAAGGGTGGCGGTTTTTATTCCAATTGAAGTTGTAGACCAATCCAATCCAATCATTACTTCAATTTATCCTTATAAGTCAGTTAATGATAGAAATGAAGATGGTTATAGATACAATCTTCTTCCATATGAGAAATCATATTCCAAACACGCAGCAACAGGAACATTACCTTCAAGAATAGACGCTTTGACTGCGACAACTGTTGTAGACATCTACGACAAATACTACAAGTTTACTGCAAAGACAAATGAGAGTGGAGATTACATGATTATGGGTGTTCCATTAGGTATTCAAAATATCTTAATGGATGTAGACCTATCAGATATCGGAGAGTTTTCTTTGACGCCACAAGATTTAATTAGAATTGGTTTAGCTACGGAAGCTCAAGTCGCTGGAGATACTTTTAAGACTTCAACAGACTTGAATTCTCTACCACAGATTATTTCAATTAATAAACAAATTGAAATATCACCTCTTTGGGGAGAACCTGCAATTTGTCAAATAGCCATCAACAGATTAGATTTTGATTTAAGAGATGACGCAAACGTAGATATTCAGCCGACCTCAGTTTTCATGGGTTCAATTTATTCCACACCTGATACTTTTAGAGTTAAAGGTGGTAGAGATGGAGAGGATGGAAAAGTTAGAGATAATTTTGGAAATCTATGTCAGTTACAAGCTGGTCCTGGCCAAATCTTGGCTATCAGACAAACCATACAAATAGACTCTGATGGTAATCCAATCTTGGAGGAATATAAGTTAGAACAAAACGGAAATGTAATTGATGGTAACGGTTCATGGTTGTCAGAACTCCCAATGAACTTGGATTATATTGTCACAAATGAATTTGGAGAAAGAGTTTTATCAAATGACCCGACAATTGGTATTCCAACAAAGGCGAAATATAGGTTCAAGATAAAATGGCAACAGTCTAATGAATTGTCTGAACAAACAAGAAGACCATATTATTTGGTTCCAAACGTAAGAGAATATGGTTGGGTTAATCCAAACTCAGACCCTAACCTTACAGGAGGAAATAATCAATTGGCAAGTTCGTATTATTTTGGACTAGATTGGTCGGGTTACACCAAAGGATTCAATTCAACTCAAAGAATAAAAAAATTGAATGAGATGATTGATTGTCAGGATACTTTCTATCAGTTTGATTTTAACAGAGTTTATACAGTATCAGGTTTGATTGACCAATATAAAAGTGGTGGTAGAGGTAAATTTATAGGAATCAAAGAAATTGATAGTAATGAGTGTGCGGATTCGGTTAACAAATTCCCTGTTAATGAAGGATTTAGAAACTTCGATTTCATTTATTTTCTATTTGCGATAATTTTCCAAGTTATTCAGATAATCGGATTACCGTTGTTGATTCTATATCATTTCGTTGCTTGGTTATACAATAATTTTGCGGTGATTGTAGTTGGTGCTTTGATTGCATTTGTTACTAAAGCAATAATTGGAACTGTGGCTGAGGGACAGGCTTATGTTCTTGCGGTGGCAGGAAATCCATTAACTTGGAACATGATTTTATTTTTAGGTGGAATATTATTAAGGTTAGTATTCTATGGATTTCTTTTGAGAACTTTAGTTAAAAATTTCGGTAAACTTACATCATATAACTTTGACCCTATCAAATTAGCAATGATTCAATACCCTGATTGTCAGGCGTGTGAATGTAGTAATGGTAATATTACACCAGTTACCACAAATACGGAAGATGTTCCACCGACAACATCTCAAATTACGCAAGTTGCTAATAATGATTCATACCTCACAACAATTGAAACATACCTTGCTAAACAGCCAATAGTTACAAACACGGTGAGTGTTGATAATGAAAATTATGATAGTGTATTAAACATTATTGCAACAACATTCTCACAACCATTATCGGGGGTGCCGTCTGCAGCAAAAAATCCTAAAATCTATCATACAACTCGTTCACAAAAACTTGGAAGACCGGCTGGAGATAATGTAAAAAATATGTTTGGGTTAACATTTGATTTACCTATTGGTGAAAGAATTAACGTTTATAATTTAAGGTCGAAATTTTTTGATAATACAAACAAAATTAAGGTCACATTTGCAACTGATAACAATCAAGGTTTTCATTATGACAATACTTTGACAGTTTTAACGTCTGGAGATTATACACCGGGAGATTTAATAACATTCGTCAATCCTGGAATTTCACAAGACCCTAATTATAGATGGACAGGAACAACTAAAGGAGGTAAATTGATATCTGGATTGACTGGTAAAGTCCCAACAGGTATTATACCAATTACCGTAAATTATGCCACTTCACAGACTAGCGAGGCATCAACTAATTATACTTTACCAACTGGATTTACTCCAACATGTGTAACAAGTGTTAATGTCAATGTGACTGAGGCTGGAACTGTATCATATCTTAATTGTTATGGTGATAGAATAACACTGGCAAGTTCTGTAAGTGCTTACACAATCAGTGATGTTGATTGTATTGATTTAAGTTCATTAGGTGGAACTGCAATTTATACTATCACTGGTTATGGTGATGAGTGTAGAGGATATGACTATCCAATGGACATTGAATATTATCAAGTTTTGACAGCAATTACTGTTACCAAAACAATTATTAATAATTCACCAATTTATTCTTTGCCAGGATTAGCACCAACTAATTCAAGTGGATTAACATCAAACTCAAGTTTTTGGAATCAGTTAATTCAACCATCAACAATTATAACGTTTGATGAATGTAGAAACGGATGGTTTGGAACAAATCCAACAAATAATAGAAATAATATATGGTATGAAAAACTTAATGCAACTTATCTCAATGAATTCGAAACACAAAAAGTTTTAATATTACAAAGAGGAGTTGACCCTTATTCACCACAATATGTTAACAAATATGGTATTGGAAGAATATTGGGACACCCGAATGAGGACGACGTTGTTATCACTGCTTCGACGAGAGTCAATGTGCCAATACAAAAACTTCCTGCAGGCTCAACAACTACGGTTCAACAACATAACGTTCAAAGTAATATATTCTACCAATCAAACTTTTTCCAACCAATCAATCCACCAGTTAGCACACCGGGATTAACATTCAGTGCTTTCACAACACCACTTGTTGGATTCTACGGTGCTCTCGATAGTAACAACAGTTCAATAACAGCCTTGGGGAACTCATACTATTCTAACAATTATATTGATGTGACGCCCAATGGAGGTGTAATTAGTAAAACAAGTAATGTTTTTACACAACTGCCAGAGTTTCCAAAATATCCACCAGGATTTGCAGCTGGTTCTACGGAAACAAGATATAACAACTCCGATGACTTGTCTGGAGGTGCAATTCTAGACGGTAATTATAGATTCACAAATGATGACTTTTTTGCTTTCAGACCTTGTGATGCCGCGTCTTATACAAGGTATGACACCTTTACGGAACAATTATACTATAGTCCATCGTTGTTACCAATATTTTCAGCAAACCCTTTAAGTATCACAACCGACCTTACAGTTATGAGAACTGATAGACTTCCATCATCAGACTATGCCGACAATGGATTCAATTGGAATGGAAGTGTTTCATTATTACAACAAAACTTAGGTTTCCAAGTTTATAATCTTACAACAGGAGATTCTGTTGCTGGGGTTGTTTTCAGTCAAGGTGCTGAAACTATAACTGCGGATATTGAAGGTCAGTATGCTGCGGGTAATGTGTTGGCGTCTTTGAATGACTGTGATAGAATGGTTGGTTTAACTTGTTACTCAGGTGATGGAACAAACTTTGGTATCGAATTAGGATGTGAGGGAACAGATGCGATTGATAATGGTTGTTATGTTATGGTGAGAAAACCTTTAACAGATTTATTTAATGGTAAAGACTTCAAAACATTTGCCGAGTGGGGATTTAGATATAGATTCTTTTATGCTTTATGTAGAGGTGTATTATCTCAGTCTTTTACAAATAACTGGGTTAATGGTTCGTTATTCATGTTCCCTATTCAAGTTGACAGATACTTTGATAGCCAAAACAAACCAGAACCACCAATATTCCCAAAAAAGTTAATATATTTCGACTCTGACACAAACAATTTCTATTTCAGAAGTTCACCATATTCAACAAACTTTCCAACAAGGCCATTCATTGGAAGACCAACAACTGATGATGTAAGTCCAATTAATACAAGAAATTTATTATTCCCAACAACAATAGTCAATTTGGGAATGAAAGATTCTTTCTATGATGAAATAACATTCGAACCCTCAACGGCTTCATATGTTATGTCAAATCTAAATCCAACAAGTTATTCAGATACTTCAGATATTGTTAACCTTTTTGTTATTAGTAGAATTACTGATGAAAAGTTTTTACAACAACTGATACCTTTGGGTGACAACTCATTGAATCAATTGTTCAATAGATATGGAACAGGTCTTTCAACATTACCAAGACAAAGAATTGATGCTGACTTAGCTCAGATGATGTCAATTAACTCGGAGTTTGGTGTTATACCATTTTCACCTGAGTTTTATCCGTCAAATGGAAATGCTAATGACCCTGTTAAAGTTATTGGAACACCAGGTAATCCGACTATGGGAATATTTTTCTCCTCAACAACATCCAACTTACAAGACAAAGATTATATTTCACCTGGAATTATAAACTTCAGACCTGACCCGAATCAAACTGCAGTGACATATGATTTTGGAATCAAATCACAACAAGTTCCATTCTATCAGTGGAGTTTAAGACAAGGTGGTGTTTCGAATATATTCGGAAGTGAAAGAAACAACTGGGCAACAACAATAAATGATATTACAGAATATCCTTATCAAGCGTTGAGTAGAAGAAGAGTTACAACTCCGAACTATTATTATGGAAATAATACATCATATGATATCTTCCAAAGAGGTTATATTTTCAGTGTTACGAATACAAGCACACCACAGAACATGAATTATAATACATTTACTATGTCACAAAGTAGTAAATTTTTAGTAGGTGCACCTTATCATTTTTACTTTGGGTTAATCAAAGGAGAAACCGCATTGGATAAATTTAAAACTAAGTATGGAGCAAATGAATAAGTTTACACTCATACCAAGTGCTCAACAGTATAAGTCAGCACCTGCTAACGACCAAGAAATTTCTATTTCTTTGGAAGAAAAACAACAGGAACTTACGGAATACGATAGAAGTTCAACAGTCAGCTTAGCAGATGTATACGATGGTGAAAGACAAGGATGCACAATATTCAGACCAACATTCAAAATTAGTTACTTGTATGGTAATGTCATAACTGGAACCACAGAATATCTTCCATTCAAAAATAACTTGTTCTATGTGGGCGCAGATGCGTCAATCCAAAATAATGTATGGAAAGGGTTTCCACAATATTATGAATTTGATTTTTTTAGACCGAATATATCAGACCAACATTTAGATTACAAAGCCAAGAGTGCATACACCTATAATTGGACCTATTATATTTCATACGCATTTGAGAACGACGAAAATAAAATACTTTACACAACATTATCAACTCAAAATAATTGGGTTGCAAAAGACGGTATACCTTTTACACTCAGTAATGCACAATCAAACGGTAGTCGAGTTATAAGATTCGAATGTATTGCACCTCACGGGTTAACTCCTGGAGAATTTGTTGAATTATCTTTCAGTTACAAACAAAATAATATTTTTGAAGTTTATTCGTTAGGGAATGATGTGTTCGACAGTCAACCATACGTATTTAATATTTTCAATTACGGATATACTGGAAGCACTTTCTTGAACGGAAAAGTTGGAACATTCAAAAGAGTCTTGAACCCTGAAAATTTAGCCGAAACAAGGTCCACATACTATGTGAGAAAACATAAGATTCTTACAAACTTAGATGACCTTATAATGACAAAATCGGGATTCGAAAAAAATGTTTTTAACGAAGAAAAAAAACTCGAACTAAGTTCGTTAACCCCAAACAATGTTACAAGGATAAGTCAGAAGACAAGTAGTAATGCTTATAACGTTTCTTCGGCAATAGACTTCAATTTCAACGGATTCATTGATAATCAAAAAAGACCACTATCAGAGATATTCCTAACTATTGTATTCAAAGGATACACTGGTTGGTTTAACGAACCATCCAATGGTATTGGGTTGAAACAAGGTTGGAAATTCAATATAACAACATCACCAAACTTCTATTGGGACCAATCATTTGTAAATTCAAATACATCGGTTCCTTTATCATCATACACCAAAACGAATGGTGTTACTAAGACATTCTATTACAATGGTGATTTGAAGAGAGATGATGTTATGGATGGTGATTTTTGTGAGTGGAATAACTACGAACAACTTGAAAGAGTGGTATCACCATATTTCCACAAGATAAAATATAACCAAAACATATTTTCAACTACAGCAACACCTGACACAAACGCACCTGGATATTATTACGAACCACATAATAGTATGACACTCAAAACATTTTCAGATTACATTGAAACAGGAGATGTTGGTAAAGTTGAGAATGTTCCATCATATTCATTCTTTTCAAATGCTGACCAACAATTCAGATGGAGAGACTTATATACTTATGGTTTCGTAGATAATTTAGGAAGGGGAGTTGATTATCCATTCCTTAATAGTGCCCACTACCCGTATCAAGGGATAATATTTAGATTAATACCTGAAGGTTCTAATTTCAATGGAAATCTTCTTGGTATTGGTTTCCCAGTAAAACCACTTATCGATGGATGTGAATAAGTATTTGATGACACAAAACCAAGGGTCAGATAGACTGATTAATATCCCTGTGCAATTATCTTGGGATTATTTGGGTAATGACCAAAGTATTGAAGTATATGAGGAAGAGGTTATCACTGAGGTAATTGGTGTTGGTAGAGATTTTGAAGTATCAAGATTTGCTAATCATTTTTATACAGGATTAACACAAGTCATTACTGAAATAAACTATGAGTTTTATTTCTATTCAGGAGGAACTTTAAGTTCATCTGCAAATTGGAAAATGGATTATACCGCAGAAGGATTCAGTGTTCAAGACATTTATTATTATAATAATAATTTTACAAACTCATTTTTCAAATTGGATTTCTACGATAGTAGAGATGAGAAGAGCCAGATTAATTATTTGACAATCATCATCCCAACTCAACAAGGATACAAGATGCCAGCGATGATGCAGAGAACACCTGTTGAAATCAAAATGCCGAAGTTTACTTTGGACTACGTTGGAGACAAGGAAGGATATTTTATTTATTGGTTAAAGAAGAGAGAGTTTTTGAATATCGATACATTCTTTATGACTGCCAAATTCTTTAATGCGGAGAAAGGATATTTTGTTAAGATGATGAATCAGGGTCAATTCAACTTGGTTGCAAACCCTTACAATTTTGATACCCTTACAAATTTCTATTATCCTGTTAAGTTGGATTATGATACACAAACCTACCAAGTATTGAACAGTAATAATCAGAGAGTTGGACTAGCAACCAACCCGATAAAATGGTATGAATATGTTAACCCACCACAATAATGGATTATAATTTTATTATATCACCTGAAAATATTTTAGGAGACATTGTAACAGTTAATTATGAAAATCAACCTGTAGGTGTTTACTCAGGAATGAGTCAGATTTTGACTGCAGGTTCAGGTGGGACATCTACATTAACAGGATTGAGTGTCAACATTCTGATAACTCAGACAGCGGTTGATGCGGGATACTATTCACCATTTGATGGAGCCATCCTTCAGAAAGACGTTGTGGCCAATTTCATATTTTCTGCAACAACTGGTAGTCCATACACTTATTATGTTTATAATACATCGAGTGATTTCCAAAAATTCTTGGAGTTATCTCAGTATTCTATAGATTGGGGTGATGGTTCACAGATTGAGGCTTTCCCACAAACTATACCAAACTCAATATCACACCAATACCCTACTAATACACCAAACGAATATAAGATTACCGTTAGACAGATTAATCCTTGGGGAGTGACTGTGGTAGAAAAAACGGTAACAACACCATATACAAATGTTGTTGCTCCAAACCCACAAGGAACTGCTTATTTTGTTTCAAACAACGGAAGTTGGAGTGGAACTCCTGTGAGTTATAATTACATTTTCTCAGGAGATTCTGTTAACGAAGTTCAACCACAAGAATCTTATAACTATGTGACTGTTCCGTATACTATATCAGGGATAACACTTTCAAGAATAAATGAACTTACCCCTTATGGTAACCTTACACCACAACAAAGAATTGGTTTACCAATTATTCAGAATGGACAGATTTGGGGAACAATAACAAACATTGACCCGTTATTTACTGCTTACACTATCAACAGTGTTGACTATTATGACTTTAGTGGAGGAACAACAATATTCTTCGAACAGTCATATGGATTTACTGCTGATAATCTCACCGCAGTTCCTATAACAAAGAACGAAGCTTTATTGAAAGTTATGGACCAACCACAGATTCAAACTGATGTGTTTGTTGAGAGAGGAAAGAACAGTGCATATGAAAGAGTTCAGAGATTAGGTGAGGTTGATAATTTGGGTGACATGATTAATTACGGATACGGATTTTTTAACGTTGAAAATAAGGACTAAACTATTTATAAAAAAACAAAAACATGGCAATAGGCTCATACGGAACGATTAGACCCAGTGATGTTTCACCAGAAGATGTTGAAATAACTATGGTTTATACTCCATCAAGAGATGTGACAGAAGATTTCACATTAACAACCCTCGATGCACCAACAATTTTAAGACCATACTTCAACAATTCTGTGACAGGTGGAAATGCTGGTGTGGAAGTTTTAGGAGGTTTGTATAATCTTACATTACCTGCAGAACAATTTAACGCCCTTGGAATTTATACTTTATATTTAAGACCGGCACAAATCAGAACAGTAATTACTGATTGTGGGGTTCTTAATGCATTACCAAACGTAAAAGGAATCATCATTGATGTTACCAACGTCCCAACAGAGTTCCAAAATAACTTTGTTCCTCAAGGTCTTGTGGGATATAGAGTTGAATACTTGAATACTGATGGAACAAAGATACCAAACTTCTTCAGAGTTGTTACATCTTGTTTCTTCTGCGAACCCGTTGTAACAAACGAAGTTAATACAACACAAAAGGCAATCCGTTATAGATACGTTGATGGTTCGGCAAACCTTTTATTCTTAACATTGTCACCTTCATCATCACCAACTAACAATCCAAACGCTACACCATTCATTGGACAGCCTGACCAAAGTATTATTATTTCAAACACATACTTTAATCCAGTTTCAATAGAAATTGAAATGGTTGAATACGATATATCATCTCTTGCAATTGCTCTTTACGGCAATCAGACCAAGTCTATTGATGATGGTATCTACACAATCTACGATTCTGAGAACAACATCTACAGACAATACAATCTTTATGAAATTAGAGACCAATTTAACGCTCTACTTTATGAGGTTAGACAAAACCGTGGAAATAATATCGATTTCAGTAAAAACTTTACAACAATCACTAGTTAATGGCGACATCAAGAAGCAAATATTTTTATCCTCCGAGACCAGGTAATGGTGCGGGGACATTCTCTGATAACATTGTGGGATTACAAACCGTTAATGGGGGTGGTCTTACGCTTGGAACTTTTGATTTTAACACAGTTGTTACTGAAAAAGTTAACAGAACATTTAATGTTGGGGCATTCTCAGAACTAATCAGTTTAGAAGGATTAGGTATTGATGATTTAACTGAAAGTAGAAGAATACAGGCAACACAGTTCAGGGTTTATCCGAACTATGATGTGTCCCAAGTTCTTAACTTTACTATGTATGGTTCACTATCAAAAAGATTCAGTGTATCCATAACCAAAATCATCAACTTCTTTCCTGCGTCACTTGACGTTCAGTATGAAACAGACAATTTCTTAACAGGAGAGACCGCTGTTAATATTTCATATAATGCGTTAGAGGATGAAACATTTTTTAGAGTTAATGTTGATAGATTTTTCAATCCATTTGGTATTGATTATACCATAAGTGCGTCTACCAACTTATCCTTGAGGGAAATTACAGTTTCTCCTTTGAGAAATTTGACCGAGACATATCTCGACTACGTTGTTAATTTAGGTGGTAAGTCATATCCTGTAGTATCGTTAAATCCTTCAGACTCATTAACAAGTGGATACATTGAGTTATATGTTTCAGGAGCACCATTTGGAACTACTGCAACAACTTTTGAAGATAATTTCATAATTAGACCAAGTGATTACATTGTAGATAAAACCTTCTCAGAAAATTTTGATGAAGTTGAGAAATTTTTATTGAACAGATTAATTGTTCCTGAGTATACTGCCTTTTTCCAAGTTCCACAACAAAACGAGGCGGGACAATATTTTACACAATATACTCAAGTAACTTGGCCAAAAGAAGGTCCTTGGAATTTGAATATTCGTGGAATATCTTTTGACCAATACCTTGAACAACTTCAAGAAATTGCCATCAATCTCGATTCATTCAAAACAAATTTGATTTCAAGATTTTTGGTGACCGATTCCTTAAAAGAATTTGATACCCTTGGACAAAAAGTTGAAAAAATATTCCAAATTTATGGAAGAAGTTTTGACCAAGTAAAACAATTCATTGACACGTTGGGTTACATGAATTCAGTTAACTATAATGTTGGAAATGATATTCCATCTCAATTATTAGTTAATTTATCTCAAACATTAGGTTGGCAGTCAAACTTTTCTCCAATCACCGAAGAAGACTTTTTAACATCTGTATTTGGGAACCAAAGTAATACCAATTATCCAGGTTATGCGAGAGCCCTTACACCGACAGAATTAAACTATGCTTATTATAGAAATTTAATTCTAAATGCGGCATACCTATTCAAATCAAAAGGGACAAGAAGGTCTGTTGAGTTTTTACTTAGACTCATCGGAGCTCCTGATTCTTTGATTGAATACAACGAACACATTTATTTAGCAGACCAAAGAATTGATTTGGAAAGATTTGACACACAATGGGCTCAAATCTCAGGAGGAACTTATATAGAACAGACACCTTCTTATATACCAAACGTGACATTCAAAATTAAAGGTCAGACATTTAGTGCATATACATCAACAACAACATATGAAACTGCAAGAATTTTGAGGAGTGATTATCCTATTGATTTTGAGGGATATCCAAAAGCCCCAAGAGATACTGAAACATACTTCTTCCAAATTGGTGCGGGTTGGTATGAAACAACACCAGCTCACCGAAGTCCTGATGAGGTTCAAGTAACAGGTAATGTGTTCACAGGACAAAACTACAATATTCAAACTCAACTTCAACCATTCACATATGGACAAACATATCTTGATAGATATAGAGATTTCCCATACATGTCAGATGGATTCAAGTTGAGGAAAGTAATTGACAATAATAAGTCTTGGTTATCAGATGACGAGAAAATCAGAGTATCAACTCAAGGAGATTATAACGCCTATTATTATGTATCAAACGAGAAACTTGTGTTGAATGTTAAGAATGTTGATTTGTTCTTAAACCCGAGCCAAGGTCTTGTATATGATGTGTGGGTTGAATCAAGAACATATGATTATCCGATTCCTGAATCAGGATTAACTGTTGGATATCCTGTTCCTGGTGGTGTCGATTGGACTTTTATTAATCCAGAACCAAAGAAGAAAACGTTCTTCGAATTCTCTCAGACATTTTGGGAGAACATGATTAATGTAAGAAACAGACAATACATTACCGATGGAAAGACTGGTGGTTATCCTGTGTTACAATCTATATTTTGGAAATACTTGGAATCACAACAAACAGTTGGTATTCCAAATAACAAATACACATATCAAAAGCTAATCGATTACGTTGAAAACCTCGGACCTTATTGGACAAAGTTGATTGAACAAATGATTCCAGCAACAACAATTTGGTTGAGTGGAGTTAAATATGAAAACTCAATTTTCCATAGACAAAAGTATGTTTATAGAAGACAAAGAGGTTGTCAGTTTATTCCTGTTCCTGCATTACCATGTTCATTAGATGCTGAGATATTCCCTACTGATAGTGCTTCAGAATTTGTTGATTTCTCAATCTATCCATGGTTGAACGGAGATGTTCAAGTATCAAGTTTTGAGGCAATATTAAATAACGTGTTATCGAACTACTTTACAAGTCAAGGATTACTACAAACTCAATGTAATTTGAACTCAGTTGTTTCGACTTGGTATGTAGACTTGAAAATTGGAAACAACACAATCATACAAGAACCATTCTTTACAGGATATGGTAACACAGATGTTCCAACAACAACTGAATGGAGAAATGCTTTATTACAATATCTCCCTAATTTATACAATTATGGGTATACTTTCTTCATTCAAGGTAATATAATAAAAATTATGAGTATGACCGCAACACCTATTTATATTGATGAAGTTATCAGTTTAAATGCGGGAATTTCATTTACAATTAATTGCACGACGATATCATGATGGCAGCCCCACCAAATATAGCCCCCTTAAATTACACGGTAAACGTGACTGGAGATTGTAGTAACAATTCTTCAGGTATTATTTCTGTTTCAGTTAGTGGAGGGACACCACCATATTCATTCAATTGGCAAGATTTTTCACCTTGTATAAATTCTACAGGATTATGTGAAAAGTTTGGTGTAGTTGGGGGAAATTATTCGGTTAGAATCAACGATAGTTCGTTACCACAAAACTTTGAGTTTATTGTAAACATACCGGTTTCAAACGGAGTGTGTGCAAGTATAGTTCAAGTTCAGAATACAACATGTAATCAATTTAATGGTTCTGTTACGGGTTCTTCAACATCACAGTATTCATCAACTCAGTTTCTTTTAGTTGACTCTGCAGATACCTTATTACAATCAGCAACAACTGCGGTTCAGGATGTGGTTTTCACAAACTTAAGTGCGGGAACTTATAATTTGATTGCCCTTGATTTAGGGGGATGTAGTGGAAGAACACAAAGTTTTATTGTAGATAATTCAACAGCATTAGATTTTGGATTCTATGTTGTTCCAAACTCAAATTGTGGTTCAAATCAGACAAACGGTAAACTTTATATTACAGGTCTTACAGGAACTGCACCGTTCACATACAATTGGAGTGTCGGAACTTCAACAGGGTCAACTTTAACAGGATTGACTGAAGGAGTTTATTCTTGCACTGTTACAGACGCTTATGGATGTCAGGCTTCAAAATCTGCACAAATTACAACGGTTAGTCCATTGGCATTTGGTTATTGGTCTGCCGCAACACCGACATGTTTTAATAGTGATGGGTCGTTGACTTTATACATCACAGGAGGGACGGCACCTTACTACTATTCTGCGTCAACAGGAAACGTTGAGGTAAGTTATCTTCAACAATTTACATTGAGTTCCATTCCAAATGGAACTTATACTGTTTCAGTTACAGATGCGGGTCTTTGTAATACAAACGTAACAACAAGTTTACAATCACCACAAAGTATAGCCTCAGTTGACATATCATCAACCAATTCAAATTGTTCTTCCAACGACGGCTCAATCACAGTTGCGATATCACAAGGTAGCACACCATATACATACACGTTAATTAAGCCAAACGGTGACACACTAAACACACAATCAGCTCAACCTTTACAAGTTTACACAGGATTACAAGAAGGAACTTATACAGTCTTTGTTTCCGATGCAACAGGTTGTGGAACAAGTCAAGAAGTATATATCTTCACTCAAGACACCTTCACAATATCAACATCAGTTACAGGAACAACTTGTGGGGCAAACAATGGAGTGGTTGAGGTTATCAGAACAACAGGTGGAACAGGTCCTTATGACTTCTCTTTGGATGATGACCAAATTATATTAGATACTTCTTTATCTGCAATAACATTCTCGAATGTTTCTGCAGGACAACACACAGTAACAGTAACAGATTCAACAGGCTGCACTCAAACACAACAAGTTGTAGTTACCTCTCAACCCCTATTAACATTCTCACTTTATTCTGAAAGCTGTGGGACAGGTAATGAAGGTGTATTAACCGCATTCATATCTTCAGGGGCTCCGCCATTTACATTTAATTGGTCAAACAATGTTACAGGAAACCCTCAGCAAATATCAGTTTCGGGATTAAGTGCGGGGACGTATACTTTAACAATCGTAGATGCAAATGCTTGTTCATATCAAAGAACTGCGGTTATATCTTGTGATGCAAATTTTGTTTCATATCAGACATATACGATGGGTTCAGAAGTTTTAACAGTTCAATCTCAATCTCAGCGTGGATTACTACAAATGTTAAATGATGGTTATCAAGATTTAATTCAAGGAGATACAAATTGTAATTTGATAAGTGCGGTTTACACTGCAAAAGTTTCTACAGAACCCGGTGGACTTTCGAATCAACAATCTTTTTATACAGGAACAACACTTAACATAGCACCTTCAGACAACTTATGGTATGACACTATAAAAACTTTGTTATTAACAATACCTGGCATTTCTAATGTTGTGGTTGACCCAATAAACAACGAGTTATCAATTTCTACAGACCCTAACAACTCGACTATCAGAAGTCAAAAAATTATTATAGAATTGATAATCAATTACGATATAAATTGTTAACATGGTTCAGGTAAGAATAGAAGGAATAACAGGAGTGATATATCCAATTTCAGTTTTTATTGCTGATTATTACGGAAATAACCAAACGTTAATTGGAACCATTTCATCAGGTCCCGTTCCACCTCAAGTAAGTTACAACACAAGTATTCCAAGCTTATTTTACACAGCACCGCAAATAATGCTAATATTAAGAGACTCTGTGGGTTGCGAAACATTCCAACTATTAGACTGCACATTTGGTTGCACATTCGAAATAACAATCCAAGAAGCGAATTGTATTGTTAACATTTCTATTGATGAAGCTGTCTGTGGTTTCAATATTGTCTGCACTACATAACATCTCGAAACTTAATTATAAGTTTTTAAAATAAAGTTCACTGAAACAATACATCTGCGGTATTTATTTAATAAAAATTCGCGGATGTCTCTATATTCCATTTTCGTTGTCAATAAAGCGCCAGGTTGTAATGATAGAACTATTACACAACAACTCCCTGTAACAGGTTGCACTGATTATATTGTAAGAATCACATCGAACACAAACGCTTTAGGACCTTTCGATGTTTATTCAAGTGAATTCCCTATAGGATTAACAGGAGCCACACTCCAATATTCGGAGCAGACGAGGACACAAATGTTAAATGGAGTCGTAGTTCAATTGGGACCATGTGCAACTCCAACACCAACGCCAACTCCGACCGTAACACCAACAACACAGACACCGACTCCAACACCGACAATAACAGAAACGCCAACACAAACACCAACGGTAACACCAACACCTTCAGTTACTTCTACTGAAACACCTACGCCAACAGTGACTCCGACAGTCACTCAAACTCCTGGTGCGTCAACAACACCTACACCAACAGTAACTGAAACACCAACAGAAACACCAACTCCTACTGTAACACCAACTGTTACTGAGACAGAAACGCCAACACCAACTCAGACACCTACTCCTACCTCAACTCCAACTATTTTTGAGATATTAATAATAACTCAAGATGGACAAGATATAATAATAACCCAAGATGGTTTGCAATTAATTGCACAACCAACACCATAAAAAAACTGAAAAACCACTAACATAAAATATTTATAAGCTATGGCAACAACTAGAATAACCAGTTTACCTCCAGTATCAGGAGCGTCCCCACAAGATATACTATATATTGTAACAGATTTTACTGGAGGAACATCAGGAACTTCAGGACAGATAGCCTTTTCGGCATTAACGGCCTCTATTACGGGAGGAACTAGTGGCTCATCAGGAACGTCTGGAACTGACGGTTCTTCAGGAACAAGTGGTATTGACGGTTCTTCAGGAACCTCAGGTATCGATGGTTCAAGTGGAACTTCGGGAATTGATGGTTCTTCAGGAACTTCAGGTATAAGTGGTGTAGATGGAACTGATGGTAGTTCAGGTTCTTCGGGAACTTCAGGGACGGACGGTAGCTCAGGCACAAGTGGTGTTGATGGTAGTTCAGGAACATCAGGCATTGATGGTTCTTCAGGAACTTCAGGTATTGATGGTTCAAGTGGAACTTCAGGAGTTGATGGTTCTTCTGGAACAAGCGGAACGGATGGTTCAAGTGGAACAAGTGGTGTTGATGGTAGTTCAGGAACATCAGGAACTGATGGTTCAAGTGGAACAAGTGGTGTTGATGGTAGTTCAGGAACATCAGGTATTGATGGTTCTTCAGGAACTAGCGGTTTAGATGGTAGTTCAGGAACTTCAGGAACTGACGGCTCATCAGGAACTAGCGGTTTAGACGGTAGTTCAGGAACTTCAGGAACTGACGGCTCATCAGGAACTTCGGGAATTGATGGTTCTTCGGGAACTTCGGGTATCGATGGTTCATCAGGAACTTCAGGTATTGATGGTTCATCAGGAACAAGTGGAACAGATGG